GCCGTCGTCGCTCAACTCGTCCGATGCGTATTGGTTACAGGATGTTCTAGTGCTGTGTAAAAAACCATATGTCATCAACAATATACCTTGCCCTTGTGGTCGATGTATGCCTTGCCGCATCAACCACAAGCGGCTTTGGACCCATCGTTTAATGTTAGAGGCTCATAAACACTCAGATGCAACATTCGTTACCCTCACCTATGATTCTGAACATTTGCCAGTCGATGCTTCGCTCGACCCTGAGCATGTTAGACTCTGGCTTATGCGCTTCCGGAAAGCACTCATTGAGTATTCCGATCGACAAGGAATCCCTCCTATACGGATTCGATACTATCTCGTTGGCGAATATGGAGATGAAACGCAAAGACCGCATTATCATGCAGCGATCTTCGGCGTTGGCCCTGAATTTGAGGAGATTGTTACTCAAACGTGGGGTAAAGGCCATTGCATGTGCGCCGAATTCAACCTTCACACAGCTCAATATATCTGTGGATATGTAACAAAGAAAATGACGGTTAAAGATGACCCAAGACTTAACGGACGCTATCCAGAATTTGCAAGAATGTCTCGCCGCCCTGGCATTGGCGCACTCGCAATACATGACATCGCTGAAGCACTCAAATCTTCAGGATATACAAGAGAAAGAAATCAAGATGTGCCGCGCTCTCTCCGACACGGAGGTCGTACTTTCCCGCTCGGCCGCTATCTTCAAAACAAATTACGCATTTCACTCGACTTTTTCTACGTTGATGGAGAAACCGGAGAAATAAAATATGACACGCCGCGCGAGAATTTATCCCAGTACCGCAAAGAATTGTTGGATATGCTCAAGGATACAATCAATGATCCGTCAGCTAACAAGGAGGCGAAAACGTCTATAAAAAACATGTTAACTACCAAGTATCAAGGTTCTGTTGCTTCTTTGGAAGCCCGTTCTAAAATTTTTAAACAAAGGAAAACACTATGAAACGCAATCGGTTTGGTTTATCACATACGAATCTTCTTTCCTGCGATATGGGCGAGTTAGTCCCTATTGGTTTTCAAGAGGTTCTTCCGGGTGACACTTTTCAAATGTCCACCTCTCTTCTTGTTCGAACTGCTCCTCTTCTTGCTCCTGTCATGCATCCTGTTCCAGTCATGATCCATCACTGGTTTGTTCCTTTTCGTCTTTTATGGGATCAATGGGAATCTTTTATAACTGGAGGTCCTGATGGTGATTCTCTTCCTGTTTTTCCTACTATTGCTGCTCCTTCTCCAGATGGATGGGAAATCGGCTCTTTGGCTGATTATTGTGGTCATCCTGTTGGTGTTTCCGGTTTTGTTGCTTCTGCCATGAAAATGCGAGCTTACGCAAAAATCGTGAACGAAAATTATCGTGACCAAGACCTTATTGATCCCCTTCCTCTTTCTATTGCTTCCGGCGCTGATACTACTACTTCAACTTCTCTTTTTAATGCTGCATGGGAAAAGGATTATCTTACCACCACTCGCCCTTGGACTCAAAAAGGGCCTGAGGTTTCTATTCCTCTAACAGGTGATGCTCCTGTTCGTACCCCTTTTGATGCTGGCTTTGGTTCTGGCGCTCTTATGAAAGCTGATGCCGGCACTGACCCTCAAGTTTATGCTAACGGCTCTACTCTTCCTGCCTCTGGTCTTTATGCTGACCTTTCTGACGTTACCTCTGCTACTGTCAATGACCTTCGTCTTGCCCTTGCACTTCAACGTTATGAGGAAAACCGTGCTAGATATGGCTCTCGTTACACTGAGTATCTTCAGTATCTTGGTGTCAAGTCTTCTGATGCTCGTCTCCAACGTCCTGAATATTTGGGCGGTGGCAAACAAACAATTCAATTTTCTGAAGTATTGCAAACTGCTGAAGGCACAAATCCTGTTGGTGAACTTCGCGGCCATGGTATTGGTGCTGTGCGTTCTAATGCTTTCCGTCGCTTTTTCGAAGAGCATGGAATTATCGTCTCTCTCATGTCTGTCAAGCCAAAAACCATCTATATGAATCCTTCTCCACGCATGGACAATCGTCGTACCAAAGAGGATTTTTGGCAAAAAGAACTTGAACACATTGGTCAGCAGGAGGTTCTTAATAAAGAGGCCACTGGTGCTCACACTACGCCTGATGGTGTCTTTGGATATCAGGATCGCTATGATGAATATCGTCGTACCGAATCTCGTGTCTCTGGTGAGTTTCGTACTTCTCTTCTGGATTATTGGCATTATGCCCGTGCTTTGCCTAACAACGTTGCTTTGAACGATGATTTCGTTACTTGCGTTCCAACTAAGCGTACTTTCCCTGTTGAATCTCAAGACGTTCTCTATGTGATGGCTAATCACAATGTCACTGCTCGTCGTCTTGTTGCCAAAACTGGCAAATCTTTTATCTATTAATCTTGCAACTGCACGGGCGTCCCGCCCGTGCCTTTTTATGGAGGTAACTATGAAACAAACATTTAAACGTCTTCTTGGCCGTACCACCGATAAGGACGGTGTCGAACCCAATTCTGGTCGTCAACGCGCTGTCCCTGTCGGCTTCCGTCGTCCCGAGACTCTTGCCGAGCAAGTCGCTCGTCTTGTTCGTCTACAATCCTATGAAATTCAGCGCAATCAGGGTCGTGATCTTGATGATGATGAATTTGATTATGATGAAGACCCTGATGCTCCTTTTTCGCCTTATGAGCTTGTTTTCGACCCTGTTCTTGGACAAGACATAACTGTCCATGAGTTTATGAAGAATCAGGACAAATATCGCGTTAAATACGCTCAGGCTGCTTTGCTTACTGACCCCGCTACCCCCCTACCTGAAGACAAAAAACGTGTCTCTTCTCGCAAGCCTGTGGCCCCAAAGGATGCTTCCTCTAAGGACACTCGTCCCGACGAAGACTCAACTAATTTGGATTAGCACAGTATTATACTTGATATATACTGTGCTAACTGATACCTTTTAAGAAAGGACGGAAAAAATGGCTCGTAAAAGAAACAAAGGTGGGCGCGTTTCCACAACAAACGCTAGTCGGAGACTGCCCCGCCTTAATTCTTCGCGGTCTTTCCTCTTACCGGCTTTGCCGATGACATCTGTCGAAGACCGTCGAACCTTTCACCCTGATGGGTTGAACCGTCCTTTCGCTTCGTTTTCGCGTCCTCGTCATCGCTTGGAGGTTACTCGTGCTCTTCGTCAAAATATTCCCGCAACTTCCTCTTTGCTATGGTCAGTCCCGAAATCAGTTTCGTTCGTGGCTCCTAAGCGAGTTCTCACTTGCGTCCGTCGATCTATTCGCAAGCAAGTAATTTTCGCCACTGGTTATTCTGGCCGTAATGGTGCTAAAAAATATTCTCGCAATTCCGCTTCACAGATTTCTTGCAGGTGATTTATGGATCCTCTCGTAACATCAAGCTTAATTTCCGCAGGCTCTTCTTTACTCGGCGGTGCTATCGGAGGTGGTTCTAAAACCCCTCGTTATTATCCCTACTACAAGGCCATGCTTGGCCCTGAAGTCGCCAAAAGTAATACTGGCGCCGTTATGAATGGTATGATTGATAAGATTGCTTTTAAAGCTCGTATGGAGGCCGCTAAAGATAATGGAATCCATCCTCTTGCCATGCTCGGTGTAAACTTTCCCTCTTCTTCTCCTGTCGCTGTCGGCGGCGGTGAATCTTCTGCTACACGTTTCGGTGATGCTCTCGCTTCTGCTGGTCAAGATATTGGTCGTGCTTTTCACGCTTATAAAACTGCTCCTGAACGTGAGATGGCCAAAAAATCAGCCGCCCTTGATCTCGATATTAAGGAGGCTCAGCGCGACCTTCTTCGTTCTCAAATCTTTCAAATTAATTCTGCTGGTAGTCCCCCTGCTTTTCCTTCTTCTAACGGTAATTTCATATCTGGACAGGGTGACACTGCTGTTAAATCATTGCCTCTTGAACGTATCGCTTCTCCTCTTGGCGATATTGGTCGTGAAGTGGGCAATGTTCCCTCTTATACCATAGTAAAAACTCGTTCTGGCAACATGGTTATTCCTTCTAAGGATTTTCAAGACCGTGCTGAGGATATCCCTTACGTTGGTCAAGAATGGTATCTTCGCAATCGATTGCTTCCTGCTGTTTCTGAAATCGATCAATCTTCTACCCGTTCCGGTGCATCTTTCCTTTATAAATTACGTGAGATGACCGGATATAATCGTCGTACTCGCTACAAATAGAAAGGAGGTTAATATGAGACGTCGCCGTTCTTATCGTCGTGGCCGTGCTCGTCGGGTTTTTTCCTGCCGTCGTCGCTCAACTCGTCCGATGCGTATTGGTTACAGGATGTTCTAGTGCTGTGTAAAAAACCATATGTCATCAACAATATACCTTGCCCTTGTGGTCGATGTATGCCTTGCCGCATC